GTGCATTTTTGTTAGATTTTTTGGCCAATATTCCCAGTAAAGATTTTCCAAATCTAGAGCTAGATATCTTGTCAAATGGTTTACTATGCGAGGATCGTTGGCACAGGATGGGCGACATGCAGGGTCATGTAAAAAAGATAACCATATCTTATGATGCCGCCACAGCTGAAACATATGAACAACTCAGACGTGGTGGCGCCTGGAGCAACATCATGCAGGCCATGCGCTGGCTACAGGACAAGAAGGCACAAAACGGAATGCAGTTCAATGCTCGTATGGTAGTACAGCGTGCCAACTACAAAGAGATGCGAGATTTTTATGATCTCAGCAAGGGCTTTGGTTGCGATTCGGTCCAGTTCCAACGCATAGTCAACTGGGGCACATTCACAACGGATCAGTTTGCCCAGATCGATGTGTACCACAAAGATTCCGATCTGTATGCAGATGCCATGGCTCAGCTCAAGTCTGTATCAGGATTACCAGATACTGAATTTTGGCACGGTATGCCAAAAATCTCTTGATTTCTATCAGGATGTGCTGTATAATATTTTATCAAAGGAGATTTACATGTCAAACAACAGAACTTTCAACACAGCAGAACAGGCCAAATTGACCCAGGTCATCAACGAAGGTATGCAGGTTACCTTGGAGATTGAAACACTTACCGGCGGTCTCAACGACACCATCAAGGCCATTGCCGAAGAACTAGACATCAAACCCAATATTCTCAAGAAGGCCATCAAGCTGGCACACAAGGCCGAGTTTGGTCGTGAACAACAAGATCATGAACTGTTGGAAACAATTTTGACCACAGTAGGCAAGACCTTATAAGTATTGTTTTCAACAAACAACGAGTCGTTCACGTTACGAACATGAATCAAGGTATGTGGGCCATAAGCCACAAGGAGAACGATGTATATTGATGCCTTATTTGATCGTGAACACGATCGCATACATGTGGTTGAGCGCAGAGATGGCGAGCGGAAGTATTGCGAGTATCCGGCCAACTACATTTTTTATTACGAAGACGGCAGAGGCAAGTTCCAAAGTATTTTTGGAACACCCGTCAGTAGATTCTCAACACGCAACAACAAGGAATTCCGTAAGGAACTCAAGATGCAGTCCAGCAAGCGACTGTTTGAGTCCGATATCAATCCGGTATTCCGTTGTCTAGAGGACAACTACAAGGGCCAAGATGCGCCTCGACTTAATGTGGCGTTTTTTGACATTGAGGTAGACTTCGATCCTGAGCGTGGATTCAGCAAGCCCGAAGATCCATTCAATCCCATAACAGCTATCTCAGTTTATCTACAGTGGCTAGAACAGTTGGTTACTCTGGTGGTTCCGCCTAAGCACATGAGCGAGGCCACTGCGCAGGAAATTGCCGGCGAGTTTGAAAACACCATCATCTTCCGCGACGAAGGTGAAATGTTAAAAACGTTCCTGGATCTAATCGAAGATGCTGATGCTATCTCGGGTTGGAATTCGGAGGGCTATGACATACCTTACACTGTGAATCGTGTGACCAGGGTGCTGAGCAAGGACGATACTAGACGTTTTTGTCTATGGAATCAGTATCCCAAGGGCCGTACATTTGAACGCTTTGGTGCTGAGAGTCAGACCTATGACCTGATCGGTCGTGTGCATATGGACTATATGCAACTGTATAGAAAATATACCTACGAAGAACGCCATAGCTATAGCCTAGATGCCATTGCCGAATACGAATTGCAAGAAAGCAAGACTGTGTTTGAAGGTACCTTGGATCAACTGTACAATCAAAACTTCAAGACCTTTATTGAGTACAACAGACAAGATACCATGATCTTGGCCAAGCTGGACCGGAAGTTAAAGTTCCTGGATCTGGCCAATACCTTGGCACATGAGAACACTGTGTTGCTACAAACCACCATGGGTGCTGTGGCTGTGACCGAACAGGCCATCATCAACGAAGCACACGAACGTGGCATGGTTGTGCCCAATCGCAAGGAACGTTACTCAGATGAGGATACTCAGGCTGCAGGTGCCTACGTGGCTTACCCACGCAAGGGCATACATGAATATGTAGGGTCCATAGACATCAACAGTCTTTATCCAAGTGCTATTCGTGCGCTTAACATGGGACCAGAAACCATTGTGGGACAACTGCGTCCCATCATGACTGACCGTTATATTGCTGACAAGATACGTTCTGGATCCAGCTTTGCGGCCGCATGGGAAGGACTGTTCGGCAGTTTAGAATACACCGCTGTGATGGAAATGCAGACCGGCACAGAGATCACCATTGACTGGCAAGACGGTGAGGAATCAGTTCACAGTGCGGCTGAAGTATGGAAGATCATATTTGACTCAAACCAGCCCTGGATGCTCAGTGCCAATGGCACAATCTTTACCTATGAAAAAGAAGGTATTATCCCTGGTTTGCTAAAACGCTGGTATGCAGAACGTAAAGAAATGCAGGCCAAACTAAAGGAATGTAAAAATGCAGAAGATGAAGAGTATTGGGACAAGCGTCAACTGGTTAAGAAAATTAACCTCAACAGTCTCTATGGTGCTATTCTTAATCCTGGTTGCCGTTTCTTTGACAAGCGTATTGGCCAATCCACAACTCTTACTGGTCGTGCGATTGCCCGTCACATGGATGCTTATGTAAACGAATGCATCACCGGCAAGTATGATCACGTGGGCGATGCCATTATCTATGGTGACACAGACTCCTGTTACTTTACTGCTTATCCTGTGCTGAAGGACGAGATCGAAAAGGGCAACATGACCTGGACTAGAGAAACAGCAGTTCAACTGTATAATTCGATTGCTGATCAAGTCAATGAGAGTTTTCCAGGCTTTATGGAACAGGCGTTCCATGTGCCGCGTGAAATGGGTAGTGTGATCCGGGGCGGTCGAGAGATTGTGGCTTCCAAGGGCCTGTTCATTACCAAGAAGCGTTATGCTGTCATGTATTACGACAAAGAGAACAAGCGTGTGGACACACACGGAAGCCCGGGCAAGGTCAAGGCCATGGGTCTGGACTTAAAGCGATCAGATACTCCCAAGGTAATCCAAGAGTTTTTAAGTGAGATCCTAAACGATGTCTTGATCGGTGCCACTAGAGAACAGATCATTGAAAAGATTCGCGAGTTCAAATACAAGTTCAAAGAGCGACCAGGTTGGGAAAAAGGATCACCCAAGCGTGTCAACAATCTAACCAAGTATGCCAAGGAAGAAGAACGCCTAGGCAAAGCCAACATGCCCGGACATGTGCGTGCCGCACTCAACTGGAACAACCTGCGTCGTATGAATAGCGACAAATACTCCATGCAGATTGTAGATGGCATGAAAACCATTGTGTGTAAACTAAAACAAAATCCCTTGGGCTGGACATCAATTGGCTATCCCACAGATGAACTACATCTACCACAATGGTTCAAAGATCTGCCATTTGACGATGGTGAGATGGAAGCTACCGTGGTAGATCAAAAACTAGACAACCTGTTGAGTGTATTGGACTGGGATCTGGCCGCGGCCACCAATACTGAAAACACATTCCAAGCCCTGTTTGAGTGGTAATATGAAACTGAGCCAACTGGTAACATTTCTCAATGAATTGGATCGTTTCTCCTCAGACAGCATCAGACAGTCTGCAGATACGCATTTAAGCAGAATAATAAGTGTGATACAGGCCCAACAGATAGGATTTTTTGAATCTAATGGAAAAAATCTTGCTGAAAAACTGTGTGACCACAAGCAAACTGTGTTTGACACCTTGGATAATTTCGAGTTGGATCTGGCAAACATAAGACAACGACTGCTGGAACGTATCACTGAAGAGGAAAAACCTTTGTTGCAACAGAGTTATCAGTGGTATGAATCACAAAATTCCATAATGCGAGGCTTTAACGAATATCAGTCTGATTTTTATAGAGACGACTACGGCATCCTTAGACGTGGCATGGATCGCAACGTGGAATCTACACGCAAGGATATGCTGGAAAACATAATGAGTCGCTTGCCCACTCCAGTGGAGAAAATTAGAGAACTACAGGAAGCACGTATCCGTCGTTACGCAGATCCTCGATATCCAGCCATGTTTATACATCCTGGCAAAAGTGACTTGATTCATCATATGGTCGCCAACGATCCGGTCTACATTGTAGACGAGCATTATGAACTGTTGGAGCCAGCCTTGAACAAGTTTCCCTATGCTTATCAAGGACGCCTACGCAAGTATGTGATACAGGAAGTGCCAGATCAAGAAATATTGGTATCAATACCCAAAAATCAATTTTTGGTATGTGTGGCCTACGACTTTTTCAACTACAAGCCTTTTGAGATTATACGACAATATCTAAATGAACTCTACACCAAGTTACGCCCTGGTGGTGTCCTGATCATGACCTTTAATGATTGCGATCGCCCTGAAGCTATCGAATTGGTTGAGCGAACTTCAGCCTGTTATACTCCGGGGCGCTTGATCCGTGGCATGGCTGAAAGTATTGGTTATACCAAGGAGTTTGAATTCAATGACGGTGGGCCTTGGACCTGGCTAGAGTTGCGAAAACCTGGGCTGATAAGCACGATCAAAGCCAATCAAGTCATGGCAAAAAAATTACCAAAGTAGTTGCAAAATCTAAATAACCCCTGTACAATACAACAAAGGAGATGTAAACATGAGAGACCATTTATTAGACTTAGTAGAACACACGCATGATCTGGGCGTTATTGACCTGGTCAAGATCACCGGTACTGATACCGAAACACAGATCTTCGGCGTGGCCGAAGATCGCAGCGTGGTATTAAACGGCGCATTTGCTGGACCTGTGGCCGACTTTATTGGCCTGTTCGGTATGCCAAATCTCAGCAAACTGAAAGTATTATTAAATCTGCAGGAATACAAGGAAGGTGCTGATTTGAGTCTTACACGCAAGTCCACAGGAGAACCTGACGGAATCGCCTTTAAGAATGCCACCGGTGACTTCAAAAACAATTATCGCTTTATGGCTTCAGAAATTGTCACAGAAAAAGCCAAGGATGTAAAATTCAAAGGTGTCAACTGGCATGTGGAATTTGAGCCCACAGTGGCCGCTATCCAGCGTCTTAAAATGCAGGCGCAGGCCAACAGCGAAGAAGTCAACTTCCAAGTCAAGACCGAAAACGGCGACTTGAAGTTTTTCTTTGGTGATCATTCAACCCATGCAGGAAACTTTGTGTTTCATCCTGGAGTAACTGGTACACTCAAGCGTTCATGGTCATGGCCAATCAAACAGGTCATCAGCATCTTGGATCTAACCGGCGACAAGGTATTCAAGATCAGTGATGACGGTGCAGCACAGATCACTGTAGATTCTGGTGTAGCTGTTTACAACTATATCTTGCCAGCACAGACCAAGTGATACAAGACAATCTCACAGCCAAGCAGAACGATTACGCTGTATTCTTGCCAGCAATCAGTGGATTCTATGCTACCTTTGTAGGCAAACAGCGTGATCCTGTAAACGGTCCTTATGTGGATCCGGCACGCATGCCTACAGGTATTCCGGACATGGAACAGATGAACTGGCTCAATGCTCAAAAGGGCCTGTTCCCATACCGATGGTCGTTATATTCAGGTGGACATGCCAATCTAGATCTTACCAAACAGGACTGGTCTGAGGACATGGTACGCAATCGAGACCCCAATACGCTTATGTTGGGCGACTCGGGTGGATTCCAGATCGCCAAGGGCCTGTGGGAAGGAGACTGGAAGGCCGGTTCTGGTTGCGCCAAGGCCGAAGCCAAACGCCGAGCAGTCTTGACCTGGTTGGATAGCGTCAGCAACTACTGTATGACACTCGATATTCCAACCTGGGTGATACATGATCAAAAGGCTTCAGATGCTTGTAAAATTAAAACTCTACAGCAGGCCATTGATGCTACCAAGTTCAACAACGAATATTTCATGGCCAACCGTAAGGGCAAGGCCAATGGCGGCACCAAGATCCTAAACGTGTTGCAGGGCGACAATCATCGCAATGCCGATGACTGGTACGACATCATGAAAGAGTATTGTGATCCTGTGAAATATCCTGACACACACTTTGATGGTTGGGCCATGGGCGGACAAAACATGTGTGATGTACACTTGATCTTGCGCAGACTTGTGGCCTTGCGCCACGATGGATTCTTGAAGGAAGGCATACATGATTGGATGCACTTCTTGGGCACGTCAAAATTGGAGTGGGCGGTGTTGTTGACCGATATACAACGTGCTATACGCAAGTATGTGAATCCTAGTTTCACTATCAGCTTTGACTGTGCAAGTCCGTTCCTGGCCACTGCCAACGGACAGGTATATCATCATATTGATCTTCCACACGAAGGCAAATGGTGCTATAGAATGAGCCCTATTGTGGACGACAAAAAGTATGCTACCGATACCCGTCCCTACAGAGATGCAGTTTTACAAGACGGACTGTTGGACACCAAAAAAGATGGAAAAGTTATTCCTGGTCACTTTGACGAAAGTCCAATTAGTAAACATTTGTTGATGAAGGACATCTGCATTTACAAGGCAGGAGTTCCAAAAGCCGGTGTCGTGATCACTGAAGATAATTTCCAAGATCCAACACTGTATGATGTGTTGCCCGATGTAAACAAAAATGGCAAATGGGGCAAGACATCGTGGGACAGTTTCAGCTATGCGCTACTAATGGGTCACAATGTTTGGATGCACATTGAAGCGGTACAACGTGCCAACAGAGAATACGATGCCGGCAAGTATCCCTACATGATGCGCAACGAAAACGGCGATCACGAGTACTTCCATGATATTGTTGACAGCATATTTGCTACAGCAGATAGAGCAGAAGCCGAAGCCATCATCGAAAAGTATGATCGTTACTGGATGGACATCATTGGCACAAGAGGCTTCAAAGGCAAGAAGGCCAAGAGTGGTCGTCCCATGTTTAATCTGTTGTTTGAGGAAGCGGATACATCAGATGACCGTAACGAGGACGAAGTAGAATTAGATCAATCAAAACTAGATAATTTGGAGGCTGCATGACCTGGGAACGTCGCATTAAACATTTGGAAGAAGCACACCATGTGTTGGACAAGCGCATAGATGGTTTGGAGAAAACTGGTGTATTTGATGATGTGGAACTGAACGATTTGAAGAAACAACGGTTGCAATTAAAGCGACAAATTGTTACACTTAAACAAGATCACGCTCCCGAAACCTATTACAATACCGAACAAAATGATTAGAGCCGGACACCAAGAAGTCAGTTTCTTTACCGGAACCGAAGTGGAACACACTCCGGCATTTGGCAAGAGGACTTTGTTTGTGGTGGGTCTACAGGATCCACAAATTGTTTTGCAAGAAGCCAAGAACAATGACTGCGAGCATGTCTATTTTGGTGCTAATCAAAGTTTTCCAGCACTAGATAAAAATGATGCCGATGGTTGGCGCGATTGGGAAGTCATGGTGCAGGACTGCCTAGAGGCTGGCTGGTTCTGCACACTGGATTTGGATCTGGCGCAGGCTGAAGGCCTGTTGGAAAGCGGTCTAGTTGAATTCCATAACTTTATACCCATGATCTCGGTCAAACTACCATACATCAAACAGTTTGGTTATAATGCTGTGATCAAAATTGACGACAAAGATTTTAACGCAACAAACCCAGGTGTGTGGTGTCACAGCCTGCACGATTTACAAAATCGAGATCTGTTCACCGACTGGTCTAAATATACCAAGGACGAAATAATCAAATGAGAAACTGGCTTAGACAACGCTTGCTCAATCTGTTAGTAGGTGGCGATGCAGAAGTAAAAGTTGTGACTAGAGGACGAAGCCGACTCGGTCGTGACTTTGACGAAGTAGAAGAATGCAACGGCAATGGCATTGATCTTCCAGATCCAATCACGTTCAAGGTGCAACAGGTCAACGGTGGCACCGTGATTGAGTCCAAGCACTATGATCCTAAGAAGGATGATTTCCGCGTCAAACTGCATATTGTGACACCCGAAGAAAATCTGTCAGAATCAATTGGCAAAATTGTAACCATGGAGTTGCTACAAAAATAGAATATGGGTCAGTTTTCATAAATAAACATAAGGAGAAACTCTTATGTATTATGTATATGGATTGTATGACCCATTAAAAAACGAATTGTTTTATATAGGAAAAGGTAAAACAACAAATAATAGGCACAATGATCATTTAACAGAACGACGAGGTAAAGAAAACAAACTAAGATGGCAACGCATTTGTCATTTAAGAAAAGCCGGGTTAGAACCAATTATTCAACTGTTGATTGAAAATATAGAGTGCGAAGAAACTGCATATGATGAAGAATCAAAATTAATCAAACAATATGGTAAAATTATTGACAATACAGGAATACTTACAAATATTTTAGATGATGCTCGTCCTCCAAGTTGGAAAGGACGAGTTAAAACAGTTGAACATAGAAAAAATCTATCCTTGTCACATATGGGCAAAACATTATCAGAAGAAACCAAAAGAAAAATAATTGAAACTAAAATTAAAAACGGAACATTAAAATCTGGTATGGAAGGTAAAACACATACCAACGAAGCAAAGCAAAAAATAAGCAAAACAAAGAAAAATGTTCCAATGAGTATTGACAGTAGTATGAAGAAGAGTGTAAAATTAAAAGGAAAGCCGTGGTCTGAAGCTAGAAGATTAGCGGCACTAACACAACGCAAAACAGGACCCAAACCAAAATGATTCAAGAGCAAAGAGCACAAGTTGATAGGATATTAGAAGCGGCTAATAGAAAAATATTTGTTCAATTCCAGAAGGAAGGCATCCACTGTTACCCAGCGGCTGCCACGGATCCAAAGTTAAATACAGCAGGAGAGTATGATGTATCGTTCCTTGCTAGTCCTCATCGCCATATATTTCATTTCCGGGTGTCAATCGATGTGTTCCACAATGACCGGGACATCGAGTTCATCCAGTTCAAACGCTGGTGTGAATCACTGTATTCAGGTTCGGGTGCCGTTCTAGCCCTGGACTGGAAATCGTGCGAGATGATCGCCGACGATCTATATCTTCAGATAGCTGATCGCTATCCTGGGCGTGCTGTTGTGATTGAAGTGTCCGAAGACGGAGAAAATGGATGCTCGATCACTTATAATCTTACTCGCCCTAGTCAATCAATCGTAATTTAATAAATTATGCACACATTGTATCTCGGACCAAGTTGGGCTGTACAAAGCTATGAATCTTGGAACGGCGACACAGATACAATTAAGACTAATCTGGCACAAGAACTACGCCTTGAAAACTACACACAGTTGGCCAACTATTCTGAATCCAACATGCGACAGTTGAATCGAGCTATTGAATTCATGCAACAACATCCAGAACTAGCACCTTTTCGTTTGTTGTTTGTGATGTCATCTAGTCTACATGATGCTCCTGTGTTGCGTAGTGGAACAAGAGAAGAGTTTGCCATGGTTTTTCTACGATCCAAAAATCCAATTGATCTTTTGCAGGATCTTGAAAGAGGATTTTATGATCGTATATGTCAACTTGGAATTCCAGTTGGTTTGATTGGGGCTCATACCGACGTGGTTGATTATGATTTTCCACCACATGTTACGGT